GCCTGGAGTTGCTGGATCTCGCGGAGCGTCCGCTGAAACCGCTGCAACTGGGTCAGCGTGCCGTCCAGCGCCCTGGTGTTGAGGTTGAACTGGATGCCACGGGCTTGGCGCGCAAAATCCTGCAGTTCACGCCGGGACTCGCCAATGCGGCGAGTGAAGTCCTGCGTGTTCGCGGTCAGAACCGCGGAGATTTTGCCGAGCAGGGCCATGCTTCATCCTTGAAGTTTCTGTAGTTCTGCAAACATCTCGTCCGGCGTCTGATGGGGCTTTGCCTGCGACGGAATAAAGATGTTTTCCTCTGGCACCCGCTTGTAGTTCCCACTCGCCGCCATCACCGTCCGACACAGTCGCGCTGTCTGCCACCAGGAGTCAGGCAGCGGCCACCGCTGGTCGTAGGCATACCACTCACTCAACTCCGCGGAGTCGCACTCCGTCAGCAGCCGCTTGACTGTCATGCCTAGGGCCAACGCTAGGCGGAAATAGAACCTCCGCTCTGGTCGGTCAGTGAATCTTTTCCCAGGCTTTCCACAGCCTCCGACGTCAGGGCGTTGTGGCTCCACGCCTTCTCAAACAGCCGGTTGATCACCACGCTCGACTTCTTGCCGAGCAGGTCGAGGTCGGCGTCGGCGAACAGGCGGTCGCCGGAGTCGTCGCACAGCGTCAGGAGGAGGAAGCGGACGCGGAACGACTTCATCTTCTGCTCGGCGTAGGACTCCTCAAACGAGTCCCGCTCCAGGCCAGAGAGCGTCTTGACGTAGACGTCGCCGCCCCACTCGGAAACCTTGATCGCATCGCTCAACCGAACGTCCTTCGCCGCCAGAATCGCAGCCTTACTCAAAGCCATTTGTCAGGTTCCCTCGTAGTCGGTGAGGCGAAAAGTCGCAGACCCGCGCACCAACTCACCGACGCGGGCCTCCGTGTTTGCAGACTCAAGAATTGCGCGCTTCGACACCGACCAAGTCGGCGAGGAGAACGTCAACTGGCCGACGCCGCGGACAATCGCCGCAACGTCGCCAGTGGCCGGCGTGGCCAAGAAGTCCAGCGACACGCTGCCGCCAGACCATCCGCCGGTCGGTACGAGATAGACATGGCCCAGCGGGTCAGTCGGAGACGTCATGTCGACGACCTCCGCGACCGGCGTCTCGACGTTGATGCCGACGACGCTGCCCTGGAAACTGCCAAGCGATCCCGCAAACGTGAAGGTCGCGCCTTGAGCGGACAAGCCCATCGGACCCTCCGGTCGTCAGGCGAGCCGGAAGGTCGCAGAGCCTCGCACGAAGTCGCCGACCGAGCCGCCGAGGGACGCGGACGAGATCGTCGCGTTGCCGCTGAACGACATGGGGCCGGTGATCGACAGGGCGCCAGACACGCCGGCGGTGAGGATCGTCGAGTTGATGTAGTCGATCTGCACCTCTCGGTCGGTCGCGAATCCGCCAACGAAGATGCGGCGGGCGTTCGGGGCCACGCCGAGGTGCGTCGCGTCGAGGAGGTCTTGGGTGTCATTGACCTGGACGGAAGTGACGGTGACGCCAGAGCCACCGAAGGTGAACGTAAGTCCCTGTGCCGAAGTTCCCATTACGCCGCGCCTCCTTGCGCTATTGTGTTAGCCGGTCGCCTCGGACCAGCGAACCTGAAACAGTTGCCTGACTTCGTATGCCGGCGGTAGTTGCGCCCCAACCGCTGTGGGGTCGAGGAAGTCATCCACTTCGGAGACAAGCCTCATATCGTGTATTGTAACCCCGAGTAGTGTGCCTGTGTGGCCATCCAGGGCCAGCCGCACCTCGTCGGCGAGGTCTTTGGCGCCCTCGTAGGTCAGCGCCCAGGAGGCGATCTGCAGCGACACTTCCGGCATGAATAGCGGGGTGTTGCCCAGCGTGCCTTCCCGGCGGACGTTCGCCCGCTTGTAGATCACAAACGGCATCGCGGCGCCCTTCGGCACGGCGATTGGGTAGATCTGGAAGCCGACGAGCCGCGCCACTCCGGGGGCCGAGGCCAACTTCGCGTAAACGTGCTTTTCTGGGAGCAATAGCATCAGAGTGACCCCGCGATGGCTGCGTTGATGGCGTCGATCAGCCCGTTGCGGATGATCGTCTGGGCCTGCGACCGGCGGGCCGAGATGGTGTTCTCCATGAGGTGATACCCGGGCATTGCGCCGTAGGTTTCCCCAGGCTGGAGCGTGAAAACGCCGCCGTCCGGCAGGAAGTCGTGGGTGTACCCCCGGCCGGCGCGGGCTTGGCGCGTCGGCTCCCGCCACGACGACATGAGGAAGTAGTAACCCTTGGACCGGCGGGCGAACTTGTCACTGTCCTCCAGTTTGGCGACCTTCGTCATCTTCATGTTGATCGACTGGTGGACATTGACGTAGGTCTTGCGCGTGCCGCGGCTGGATGGGCTGCGGCGGCCGTTGGACCCGAACTCCACCAACCAACTGTGATTGCCACTTGCCTGTTGTCCTGTGGCCCCCATATTCCCGGTGTGCCGCGGGCCGGCAATGGCCACCGAGACACCGGGGCGGTACGTCTTGGTCTTGATGGTCGTGCTTTTGGCGAGGTTGCCGGTCGCGTCGTGACGCAGGGCGGCGGCGCGGTAGCCGTCCCTGATCGGCCGCGCCGCTCGCTGCAGCACTCGCTCCAGCGCGTCGCCTGCGGCCAAGGCTCCGGCGACGTTCTGTAGGGTGTCCAGGACAGGGCGAACGCCTTCGACGCCGATGCGAATGAATGCCTGCGCGCGTCCGAAATTGTCGATGGCCATCACTGCACCTCTCGGGCGAGGATTTCCAGGGCCGTGCGATTGTCTCGCTCGACGACGCTGGCGATTTCCATGGTCCGCCCGCGCCACAGGATCCGCTGTGTGTGCGTGACGTCGGCCCGGTAGCGGATCCGGATGCGGTGCGTGGCCACGAGATTGGCCTGCTGGGCCTGCAGAATGTCCCGCGTCGATAGGCCGTCGACGCTGGCCCACACCGTCGCCAGCGTGGCCCAGGTCAAAGTCGTCTCGCCAACCGAGGTGCGAACCTCTGTCGGAGACTGGATCGTGACCCGCTCCCTCATGCGGCCGATGATCATGTAACCGTGCCTTCGCCGATGAAGATGACGTCGTAGGTACAGGAGCCGGAGGCGGCGGCGAAGCGAGCGATAGAGGCATTGACGCCTGAAGATACGGTAAAACCGCCGTCGCTTGGCCCCGCAACGAGATAGCACCCGCCAGGAGGGATCTCGATGAACACGTTGATTGGTAGCCCGCTAAACGCCGTCAATCCAGACACGCCGCCGATCCGAAGGCTCTGCGTGCTGCTCGTGTTCCTCACATAGACCAGTTTGATCTGCGTGAAGGCCACGACGACGGCGGCTCCGTCGCGGGTGTCCGAGAGAGCCGAGAGCGATAGGTCGTCGTTCGCCGTCGTCGCCGTCCGCGAGTCACTCCACACCACCTGCGCCTGATTGGCCCCGGTGCCGTCAGTGATCGACAGGGCGTAGTTGGCCGGCGTGGCCCGCAGCGTCCGCGACAGGTCGCCGATCGACGTCTCGTGGGCAAGGATGGAGAGGGCGATTTGAGCATTGAGCGCCATTGGTCAGGTTCCCATAACGTAGATTTCGTAGTTCTGCCCACTCGTGCCGCCGACGCGGAGGATGCTGCCGCCGGACGTCGTGCCGAACCCAGCGGAGTTCGGGCTGCACAGCATGAACGCCCCGCCCTCGCGGATCGGGTAGCCACGCAGGGTCAGCGAGCCGAGGTTCACCATCGGCGAGAAGTTCCAGGCCGACGCGTCCTGCCGGAAGACGCTGAACTGGCTCCCCGTCCAGCCGGCCGACAGGGCAATCTGGTTTGTCGTCGACAGGTTCTTGAGGCACAGGAGTTTCACCGTGCCGATGCCGATGGCCGAGAAATCGACCTCGTCGTAGCCAGACGCAAACGTGCGTCGGTCGCTCCAGACCGTCGTGCAGTCGCCGACGTCGAAGAAGAACGTCAGCGGGTGGTCGGTGATCGAGGACGTCAAGCCACTTGTCGTGGCCGACCGTGCCGACACGGTGGCTGTGACCTGCGCCTCAATGGTCATCGGTATCCGCCCCATCCGGAGGCGGCCAGCAGCGTCTCAAAGGTGGTCGGAATCGGCATCTGGCCGCCGGCGGCGACCGGCTGGCGGGCCTCGTACCAGTGGGCGACAAGCAAGAGGATCAGGTGCTTGAGGACGTTCGGCACGCTCGCCCCGGAAGCCCCGTACCCGGCCGACCACCGAACCAGCACGCTGTTTTCGTCGCCCCGGACGGCTGGCCAGACGCCGCCGTAGATCGGGAAGATTCGCCCAGGCGTGGCATAAAAGTCCGTCTGGAACGCGCCAGTACCGCTCGTCAGCGTCTGATTGGCGCCGCCCTCGTCACGGTAGACCAGCGTGACGTTGGCGTTCTGCATGGGTGGCCTGGGGAGGATGATCTCCCACAGCGGGAACGTGTCGTAGCGGGCCTCCCACACGGTCGTGATCATCGAGATGTCCAGGACGCTCTCGACGTACTCGCGGGCCGTGGCGATCAGCGTCGTGATGTAGGCGTCGTCGTCGCTCGTGTCGACGCGGCACTGCACCTTGGCCTCTGCGAGCGTCACCGGCTCGACGGCCGGCGCCGTATGTCGCGTCAGGCTGCGGTACGGGGTGATCGCGGAGTCGGGCTGCTGCGGCGAGCCGTAGACGATAGTGACGGTCACTTGTGCCTCTTCTTTCCTTGCGGCTGGACGGCCTTCTCGACGCGAAGTTCCACGGCGGCGGTCTCTTCGCCGCGCTCTTCGATCTCTTGGACAAGGCCGCGGGCGAGCAGGACTCTGGCCATGCCGTCGCCCCAGTCAAACTCTTGACCGACCTTGTAGCCGCCGAACTCCTTGACGATTTTGACTCTCACTTCACAAACCCCCATGCGCCCTCTGGCGGCGTCCTGTCGCTGTTCCAGAACTCGGTCGTGTGCTGCTGAACTTTGCCGCACTCCACGGTCCTGGACGGCCATGTAATCATCAGTTCGGCGTGGCCGACGCTGACGCTGGTGGCGATCCCCAACTTGTTTCCCGTGGCGTGAAACTTCTTCCAGAAGTAAATGTCCTCATCAACGTGGCCGCCGGTGAACGTCCCCTCGGCGTTGGCCTCGGCGAGAAACCACGGCTTCGGCATCTTCTTGATGGCTTCGGTGCGGATGAACGTGCAGCCGAAGTGGGCCGTCTCGACCAACTGCACCGGCTTGGAGAACCAGTCGTTCTCGACCGTTGTCTTGTCGTCGGAGGTGACCCCAGGCAGTGCGAACATCACTGTGTTCGCTTCCCGCTTGGTCTGGAGCGGCGCGATGGCGTCGACGCCGGAATACATCATCAGCGCCAGGAGCGCCTCGACGGTCTTCGCGGTGAAGATCGTGTCGTAGTCGATCGTCAGCACGACGTCGTGCGTGTCGATGACCTGCTCCATCGTCCGCTGTAGGCACTGGCCAAAGAACGCCCCGGTGTATTTGATCGGGGCGATCTTGTGCGGCGCTAGCGCCTGGGAGATGCAGAAGAAATTATCCGTGAAGCCGAGGCGTGGCACGCTCATGAGAGCGGCCACCTTGACCTCGGCTTCACAATTACCAACGCGAACCAGCATCGTGCGCTCCTTGTGAGGAGCGGGCGCGCATCCTTGCGCCTTTGTCGGCCGTCAATGGCCGTCCCGCTTATGCAGGACTAGCCCTTGACGAGACCGAGGACGCCGGCGTCGGCCGCCGTGGCCGGCGACTCTTCGCCGCGACCCAGGCGAGCCACGATCGCCACGTTCGCCGACGCACCGGGGGTGTAGGACACCTTCAGGTAGCGCTTCTTGGCCTTCGTGTCGATGTCCATCTTGAGGATGGCAGCGGAAGCCGTCCCGGCCACAGTCACGGCAGGGATCGAGAAGCCGCCAGTGCCACCGCCAACCAGCGCCGTGACGTTGGAGTAGGACGAGTTGTCGTCCGACTCTTCGACCTTCACGGCGTTTGCAAACACCGTGCTGGCGTTGCTGGCCCGCAGGACGGTCACGCTGGCGTGGTCGTACCCGATGGTGTCGATCGTCAGGGTGGCAGTCGCAGTCGCACCGACAGCCGCCGCCGGGACTTCGGCGACAACCTTATGGTTCTGGGAGTGAATCATTTGCTTTTGGCTCCTTTATCACGAAGCAGCCGACTTGAGGGCGACGACGGGGCCGACCTCCGAAGTGCTGCCGAGGCTGTGGTGGTTGATGTCGAACCGCATGGTCCCCTGAAGCAGCAGTTGATCGGTGGTCGCGTAGACCTGATCGAACAGCCGCACCGAGAAGTCCCGACGACGGGCGTAGATGCTGGACAGGCCCATGTTGCCGAACAGCACCTTGACCTTGTTGGTGTCAGCGCCGAGCGTGCTGTTGAGGACATGAACCATCCGCACCGGGTAGCCGAGGAACGACTCACCGGCATCGCGGCCGAGGTTGTCGACCGTGTTGCCACCGGCCGCATACTTCAGGCGGCTGATGGACGCGGCGTAGCCGGCCGGCGAGACGTACCACGCAGCGCCCTGGCGGGCGTAGAGCGGCAACTTGCCGATGACGCCGAGGAAGTCCTCGATGTCGAGGGTCTCAAACGCCGTGTTGCCCGAGGCCGCCGTCACGACGCTCGCCGTGTGCGTGCCGTCGTTGATCTTGTTCACGATGCCGTTGATGCCGCCGAACTCGGACGTCCCCGAGCCGAGCCAGCCGCAGGTGTCGATCTTGTAGGCCAGCGAGGTCGCGAATTCAGCAGCCACACTGTCGGCCAGCGACACCAGGGCATCCTCGACCACTTCGGTCGACATCCGGCAGGACACGCCCAACTTCTTGGCGACGAGCGACACGTTGCCGTAGGTCGGCTCGCTCTCGCTGATGCTCGACCCCTCGCCAATAAAATACGCCGTGGTGCCGGACAGGCGCTTCGGCACCACCATCGTGTCGCGGTTCATCGAGACGTTCTCGGCGGCGCCGGGGAAGGTGCCGTAGGTCTCGACCAGCCGGATCACGCGGTTGGCGAACTCTTCGGGAACCAGCGCACCACCGGCCGAGTTGCTGCCCTCGTTCAGAGCGCGGCTCTCGACGCCGTGGTCGCGGCACCACCGGAGATCCTCCTGGTTGCGGAACAGCGTCGCCCGCAGCCAGCGGCCGCAGCGGTAGGCGCTCTCGACGGCGTCGGGGCCGTCGTTGAAGGCCCGCAGGCTCGTGTGATGCGGGTTGATCGCCCGAATCTCGGCCTTCTTCGGCTCCTCGGCCGGGGCAGCGACGGGCGCCGGGGCGGGGGCGGCCCGCTCGACGACCGAACGCAGTTCCGCCTCCTTGGCGGCCAACTTCTGCTCAAACTCCAGGTCCGACTTGACCTTGTCGGCCTCGTCCGTCAGGCGACGGAGTTCGGTGGTCTGCTCCTCGGAACGCTCCTCGCAGTCGGCGAGTTCGTTGAGGCGGGCGGCGATCGCCGCGGCACGGTCCTGAAGACGCTTGAGGTTGGAAGCCATTTGGCTGTTGCTCCTTTTTTGAGCCAGCCAAACGCAAACGCGGCGGCTGGCGGGGTATCCCGCAAGCACGCCGCGACAAGAATCCTCAAGTCGCTCGCACTGATCTCCGCGAAATCCATCGCGGAGCGGTTATGTCTCTCTGTAGCCTAGCGTGTGGACGCGTAGGCGTGCAAGTCAGTCGAGGGGCGGC